ACTTCCGCAGATTTAAAACTTACAATCCAAGCGACGGGTGAAAACTCAGGTACCTGGGGACAAATTACAAATACAAACTTAACAATTTTAGAACAAGCAATTGCGGGTTATGAAGCTGTAGCTATTACAACAGGCGCTACTTTAACTTTTACAAATGGTGCAGTATCAAATGGTAAAAACCAAGTATTAAAATTAACTGGAACTATTGCAGGTGCAGTTAACGTTGTTGTTCCAGACACTTTAACAAAAGCATATGTTATAGATAATGCAACTTCAGGTGCTTATACAGTAACTGTTAAAACTAGTTCAGGAACTGGAGTAACTTGGGCAGCAGCTGACAAAGGTACTAAAATGGTTTATTCTGATGGTACTAATGTTGTTGATACAGCATTCACAGATTTATCTTCAGATTATACACCACAGCTTTCAGCAGATTTAGATACTAATGGTAATAATATTATTATCGATTCAACAAAAAGTATTCTTGATGAAAGCTCTAATGAGCAAATTACATTTACAACTACTAGTGCAGCGGTTAATAATTTTAGCATAACTAATGCAGCAACAGGTAACACACCTTCACTTGCAGCAGTGGGCGGTGATAGTAATGTTGGATTAAATCTAGTACCAAAAGGTACTGGTGTTTTACAAGGCGCAGGTTCAGCTTTAAAAATTGCAGGACTAGAAACTATGTGGGTTCCATCTTCAGCAATGTACGGAGCTACAACTAACCCTGCAGAAGCAGTCCAAGTGGAAACAACAGCAACAAGACCTGATATGAAAGTTTTAGATTTTGATGCAAGTACAGATGAATTTGCACAATTTTCAGTAGCGTTCCCTAAATCATGGAATGAAGGAACAGTAACTTACCAAGTATATTGGACTCCAAGTAATACAGATACAGGCGACTGTATATTTGGTTTACAGGGTGTAGCTATTGGTGATGACGATACTATTGATGTTGTTTATGGTACAGCTATAGATATTACAGATGCTGGTATTGGAACAGTTGAAGATCAACAAGTTAGTGCTGTAAGTAGTGCTATAACAATCGCAGGTTCTCCTGCAGTTGACCAACAAACTTACTTTCAATTATATAGAGATGCAAACGCAGGTGGAGATACTTTTACTGGAGATGCAAGAGTTTTAGGTATTAAAATATTCTACACTACTGATGCAGCTAACGACGCATAAGGAATTTAGATATGAGAGATTTAAAAAATAAACTTACATCAAGTAAGAACACAAAAAATATACAAAATAGAAGAGGTAAAGTATTTGGTTATCAAGTCTTGGGATTTGGTGCTGGAGGTGGTGGTGCAGCACCCGCTGATGTAGATTATTTAATAGTAGCCGGTGGCGGAGCTGGAGGGGGTGGTTATCTATCAGGTGGCGGAGGAGCCGGAGGAGCTAGAACATCTTTTCCAGGTGGAACAAAAATTACATTTAAAGGTGGACTAGCTAATCCAATAGTAGTTGGAGCTGGAGGAGTAGGAGGTCCAACTAGTGGGCCAGGTACACCAACTCAAATTATAGCAGAAGCAGGAACAACAGCGACTACTGGTGGAGGTGGTTCCGGTAATCCAGGGACTGGTGAACCGGGAGGATCTGGAGGCGGGGGAAGTTCCCCTGCTTATTCTCCAGGAGGATCAGGTAATGCAGGTTCTTATACACCTTCAGAAGGATCATCCGGGGGTACATCTGGAAATGTGAATTGGGGTGGAGGCGGAGGCTGCGCTGCAGGAGGTGGCGGATTTTCTGGATCTGGTGGAAATGGCTCAGGTGGATTTAATTCAGGGTCTGGTGGACCCGGTGGAGCAGGAGTTTCAAATAGTATAACTGAATCCCCGGTCTTTAGAGCTGGCGGAGGAGGCGGAGCTTGCAATATTGGTGCCGGTTGTAGCCCAGGGTCTGGTGGACCCGGTGGAGGAACAAGCGGCGGTAAAAGAGGAACCTCAACCTCAGCAAATGCAGCTGCAAATACTGGAAGCGGAGGCGGGGGATTTGGTGCTGGGCCTGCTCCTGGAGGTAATGGAGGAAGTGGTGTTGTAATTTTAAGAGGACCGGGAGATAATGAATATGAAGTAAGTCCAGGTTCAAATACACAAACAACAGCTCCAGATGGAACTGTTATAATAACAATGACTGTAACTGGAAGTGTAAAAGCAACATAATATGGCACATTTTGCAGAGATAGATAATAATGGAAAAGTATTAAGAGTAGTAGTTGCTTGTAATAAAGATATAGCTGATAACGGAGGAGAACAATCAGAAGAAGCATCTAAATATTTTGAAAACATATGTCCTTTTTCAGGTCAAGGAATTAAATGGGTTCAAACTTCATATAATAATAATTTTAGAAAACAATATGCTGGAATAAATTTTATTTATAATAGTGAAAAAAATATATTTATAAAAGCAAAACCTTATTTATCTTGGTCATTAGATTCTAATAATGATTGGCAGGCACCTGTATCATACCCTACAACTTCTGGTCCGGAGTTCTATGAATGGGATGAGGATGATCAAACTTGGTTATTAATAGGTTAATTATACTTCAAATTTAGAAATATGATATTGGCAAATTATTACTATTATTTTAAAGGAGCATTATCTCCTAAGTTTTGTGATGATGTTATTGCTTATGGAAAACAAAAGCAAGAGCAGGTGGGTATTACAGGTCAAATTAAAAAAAGAGACTTTAAAAAATCACCTATTACAAAAAAAGAAATGTTAGACCTTAAAAAAACAAGAGATTCTAATATTGTATGGATGGATGATAAATGGATTTATAATCAAGTTCATCCTTATATTGATGAAGCAAATAGAGCGGCTGGTTGGAACTTTGATTGGGATTGGTCTGAGTCTTGTCAATTTACAAAATATAAACTAAATCAATTTTACAGTTGGCATTGTGATTCTGTTAATCCCCCATATGAAAGCCCTAATAATTTTAATACACATGGTAAAATTAGAAAACTTTCAGTAACATGTTCTTTATCTGATCCATCTGACTACAAAGGAGGGGAACTAGAGTTTAATTATAATCATCCAGAAAAAACAAAAAAACAAAATACGGTAAAATGTAAAGAGATACTTACGAAAGGATCTATTGTTGTATTTCCTAGTCATCTATATCATAGAGTAAAGGCTGTAACAAAAGGAACAAGATACTCATTGGTTATGTGGAATTTAGGGTACCCTTTTAAATAAAGTGAAAATAAAAACTAAAATTTATTGGACACCAGATATTCTTGATAAAGAGTTTGATTGGAATGTTTTATATTATAAACCTACTTTTTTGCATGATGAATTAATGAAAAATAAAATAAAAGATGTTCCAAAAAATAATAATTTATTTATTTGTCCAGCGGTGAAAGACCTTACTTCCAAAACAATAGTAATTAAAAATACAATAAACTCACATTACAAAATAAACCAAAAAGAAGATTCTTCATATGAATTTGAAGTATTATCTAGGGATCATGTAAATTTATTTTTTCAACATGTTCCTAATTTAAAAGATTGTATATTGGCTACTTATGCACTTCCATTTTTATTATATAGTGAGGAGGATATTAATATGACTCTTACTTCTCCTTATTTTTCAAATAGTCCTCATTTAAGGTATGGGTCTATTGTTCCAGGGAAATTTAATATATCTAAATGGTTTAGGCCAATAAATCTTGAATTTAATTTATGGCCGGGAGTAAACGAATTTAAAGTTAAAAAAAACGAAGATATTGCTTATGTTCATTTTGATACTAAAAATGAAATTGAGTTGGTAAGATTTGATTTGACAGAAAGAATAAGTAAAATAGCTAATACATTAGGAAAATCGGGTACATGGGAAAAAATGATTCCTTTACAGGAGAGATATCAAAGATTTAAAAGTTCTCAAATAAATAAAATATTGATGCAGGAGATTAAAAAAAACATTATTGAATAGTATGAATTTTAAAAAAGATAAATATATAGTAATAAAAAAGGCACTATCAAAAGATATAGTTGATTTTATTTATCAATATTTTTTAATGAAAAGAGAAGCCGCAATAACAATGCATAAGGAAAGATATATTTCTCCATTTGCAGAAGAATTTGGAATATGGAACGATCCTCAAGTTCCAAATACATATTCTCATTATGCTGATATTGCCATGGAAACATTACTGGTAAACATGCTTCCTATAATAGAAAAATATACAAAATTAAATTTAGTTCCTAATTATTCTTATGCAAGAATTTATAAAAAAGGGGATATATTAAAAAGACATAAGGATAGATTTTCTTGTGAAATATCTACTACTTTAAATTTGGGTGGAGAAGAGTGGCCTATTTATTTAAAGCCCTCTGGAAAAAAAGGTTCTGCTATATATTTACATCCTGGAGATATCCTGATATACAAAGGAAACGAATTAGAACATTGGAGAGAAAAATTTAAAGGAGAAAACTGTAGTCAAGTTTTTCTACATTATAATAACTTAGCTACAGAGGGTGCAAAAAACAATATATATGATAGGCGTCCTCATTTAGGATTGCCTTCTTATTTTAAAAAAGGATAAAAATGATCGATAAAGATAATAAAATAAAAGAGTTAGAAATAAAACTACAAGAAGAAATGTTTGTTAAAAAAAGTGAAGTTTTATTAAATAAAGAACTCCTGGAAAAAATAGAAAAATTAAATCTTCATGTTGAAACATTACAGGGTATAATTGAAGATTATTCAAACATAATTGCAAAATTAAGAACTACATCTAAACAATAACTTTTTTATTAATACACTAAAATGAAAAGTTTTTTAAAAAACTTACATAATTTTACATTAGCTACTAAAGTTCAAAAAAAAACAGAATTGTGGGATGTTAAAGGTATTCTTAAAAATAGACTTAATCAAAGTTTTAAATTTGATTTAAGACCTTTAAAGAATAATGCTAAAGGGGGAACTTTTAAAACTAAGGCTGATAAAATTGTATATGATATGAAAGATCAATATATCATAGTTGATGTTGAAGAGTTGCACACTTATTTAAAAAATGATAATAAGAAAGTAGTTCAGTTAAAAGAGTTATTAATGAACTTGGAATGGAACATAGTAATACAGGGAGACTAAAATGATAATAAATCGACAACATAGATATTGTTAAGTTTGGTTGGTTTAACCTAGTAAAATAATAAAAATCATATATAGTGCAATATTATGCTACAAAAATTAGGCTTCCTACCAGGATTCAATAAACAAGTTACTTCTACCGGCGCTGAGTCTCAATAGACTATACTTGTCTCTAAAATATTGATGTATTTTTTCAATAATTTAGATATAATCACCTTATGGCACTTAAAAAAGTAACTTTTTCACCAGGTTTTAACAAGCAAAGCGTAGCATCCGCTCTTTCAGGACAATGGGTAGATGGTGACTTTGTGCGTTTTAGATATACGGCACCAGAAAAAATAGGTGGCTGGCAACAATTAAGTGTCAATCAAGAAACTGTTCCAGGAGCAGCTAGAG